AGAAGTGATTGGAAAGTGTGGACCACACCAACTAATGAACCTGCTATTGAGTTGTTTATGAATGTTGAACAAAAAGATTTCTCTATTAAGATGACACTTGATAGAGTTATGGAACTGCCTAATGGGGACCTTGTGGTTCTGGACGTCAAGACTGGGTCCAGAACCCCAAGCACATTTTTGCAGTTAGGTTTCTATGCTGTAGGTGTAGAGTTAATCTATGGTGTTAGACCTAAATATGGTTCATATTGGATGGCACGTAAAGGTGAACCAACTGAACCAGTGTCATTAGATTTCTTCTCAAAAGAGAGGGTACTAGGTTTGGCGGAGAAGTTTGACCGTCAAAGGAAGCAAGGTAACTTTCTTCCAAACATACAACACTGTTCAATATGTGGATACACTAAGCATTGCGAATGGTTTAACAAGGAAGAGGACAAGACGAATGTCTGAATCAAAAATACAGGTAAGTTTCAAACTACCTAATGGAACTATCCCACTATTTCGTGGCGATACTACAGAAGAAGTTGAGAAACTTGTACAAGCAGCAACTATTTCTGAAACTTTCATAGGAAGTTTAGAAGCATTTGCTGAAGCAGTAGGTCTAAGCAAACCTGCACAAGTCGTGGCTAATCCAACACCAAACGTTGATTATGCGATAGCCTCACTTGGTGCAACTGCAATAGGTTCTACTGGTGATGCACCTACTCGTCATTGCTTACATGGAAAGATGTCAGCAATTCAAGGGCAAGGGCAATATGGGGTATACAAAGGATTCTTCTGCGCTGCACCCCAAGGAGCGACAGATAAATGTAAAACAATTTATCTAAAGAAAACAGAACCAGATTGGAACTCATATGTTCCAGATAAGATGGCGAAAGCGAAGTAATGAGAACCCTATATAGGGCTATCGGAGCAAAGGAAGTAGGCGGGGAACCACTCCCCGCCACTTTCAAAACACTCCAAGCCAACGAAATAGTTTTTAGAAGAGCAGAATTAAACCTTGTTGCTGGTACACCAGGTGCTGGTAAATCTTCTATTGCGTTAGCAGTAGCAGTTCATTCTCAAGTACCAACGTTATACATCTCTGCTGATACTAATGCGCATACCATGGGTATGCGTGTGTATTCAATGGCAACAGGTGTCAGTCAATCACAAGCAGAAAACATTTTAAAGTTTGAAAAGGATAAAGCAGAATCATTACTAAGACAGTTTGAAAATATTAAATGGAGTTTTGATTCCAGTCCCACACTATCGGACATTGATGAATCCGTTCAAGCATTTGAAACTGTTTGGGGTTGTAGCCCAACGTTAATCATTGTAGATAACCTTATGGATATTGCAATGGATGGTATGGAAGAGTTCTCAGGCATGCGTGCTGCAATGAAAGAGTTAAAGTATTTAGCACGAGATACAAATGCTTGCGTACTTATCTTGCACCATACTAAAGAATCATTTGAAGCAGCACCTTGTCAACCAAGGTCTGCTGTGCAAGGTATGGTTAACCAAATACCTGCATTGATTCTTACTATTGGACAACAAGAAGTAGGAGACAGAAACTACTTATGTGTATCTGCTGTTAAGAATAGGTATGGTAGAGCAGATGCAACAGGTAGAACTTTCACAATGCTTTCATTTGACCCAGCATGTATGCAGTTAAAAGATGTTACCACTGGAGAATGAAAACGATTCTGGCTATGTTGTAGTCAGATGTGAACGTTGTGGTATGGACGGTGGGCAAGTAGCCTACGGTTGGGCAATCTTATGCAGCCAATGTATGTCTTTAGATAGCAAAGAATGGGACGACGATGAGTAAATCAAAGCAAAAAGGAACGTCTGCTGAAACTGCTGTTGTAAATTATCTTAAAGATAAATGGAAGATACCTGCAGAAAGACGTGCACTAACAGGTGCACAAGATAAAGGTGACATTTCAGGAATCTTTGATGTGGTATTAGAAGTAAAGAACCATAAGACAATGACACTTGGTCAATGGATGGAAGAATTAAAAGTAGAAGTAGAAAACGCTAACGCTGAAACAGGTGCAGTAATACATAAACGTAAAGGCACAACAGATGTCAGTGAATGGTATGCATCTATGCCATTCTGGATGTATCTGTATCTATTAAAAGATGCAGGATACATTGATGGCTAGTGTTGAGAACCCACCTATTGGACCGATACTAAAACATTACGGTGCTAAACTACCATCACGTCAATGGGGCAGAGCCAATATGCGTTGTTGTTTTCACGACGATTCTGTTCGCTCAAGTGTAGTAAACTTTGACGACAATACGTTTGTATGTTTTGCTTGTGATGTTAAAGGTGGAGCATATAATATTATTCAACATAAGGAAGGGGTAACATTTCGTGAGGCTCTCGTCATCGCAGAAACAATTCTTAATCAAGGCGGCACACCAGTACGCTACAACAATAGAAAAAGCACTACCTTATTTGGCAGAGAGAGGATTGTCCCAGGAAGCAGCAAATCAGTTCCACCTGGGCGTCGTGGAAGAACCTCTTCCTAGTCACGAAGCATATAAGGGAAGACTTTCAATTCCATACATCACAAGAAGTGGTGTAGTTGATATCCGATTCCGCGCACTCAATGGAGAAGAACCAAAGTATATTGGTTTGCCTTCTGCGGAAACAACTTTGTTCAATGTTGAAGCATTGTTTAAAGCAAAAAATTATGTATGTATCTGTGAGGGTGAACTAGATACAATAACTATGGCTTCAGCGACGTCGCACCCGACGGTTGGAGCGCCAGGTGCAACGTCTTGGAAAAAGTTTTACCCTAGGGTATTCGAAGACTTTGATACAGTTATCGTTTTAGCAGACGGTGATGATGCTGGCATGGAGTTCGGTAAAAGAATACTAAGAAGTTTAAACAGCACACGCATCTTACAGATGCCAGACGGAGAGGATGTTAACAGTGTCTTTCAGAAACATGGAGCACAGTACATTAATGACAAGATTAAAGCAGTCTTGGAAATCTAATGAATCAATATATGAACAGTTCGAAGATAAGCCGATAGCAGCAGCGCAACTAAATTCTTTAACAGGACCTATACCAATATTTAGAATGCTTGCTGATATCTATTACACAGTTAAAGAGGGAAAGCAAGAAGAAGCATTGGTGATGCTAGACATAGTTGGTTCTTGGGTGCAGGCAGGTAATACTAAAGAAGCCAATGACAGAATGCAAGAATATGTGGCACTGATATCAACAGCAGATTTTGACAATGACCTTAAGGAGTTCATGAATGGACTATAATATTGAAGATTTTAAGTTTGATTCTATTGCTGTCTACAATGAGGCATGGGAATTATTAGTCCAAAAGCAACTAGATTATGGTCCAAAGAACATTGCTAGTGCCCCTGGAGGGGCTTTAAATGGGCTATTAGTGCGTATGCATGACAAGATAGCCAGACTTAATAACCTAATTTATGAAACAAAAGACACGCCAAAGAATGAGTCTATCGAAGATTCTTTCATAGACCTGCTAAACTATTCAGCAATTGCCCTTATGGTACTTCGAGGCAAATGGCATGGAGTTCCTAGTCAAAGAGACTAAAACATAAATCCTTAAGGGATACAGTGCAACACTATATAGACAACTACAGTGGTCTAGTGTCCTACATCGCTAACGATTACAGCAAACGATACAAGATGCTAGACCTTGATGATATCAAACAAGAACTATGGGTATGGTTTATAACGCATACTAATAAGTTAAACGAGTGGGAAACAAACCATTCAGATAAAGACAGAAACAAGTTAATCAATCGTTCGTTAAGAAATGCTGCTCAAAAATATTGTACAAAAGAAAAAGCCAAAGTGGTTGGCTATGAAGTACAAGACTTATTCTATTATGAACCACAAATTATAGAAGAATTTCTTCCATACATTTTAACTGATTCATATTTTATTCCACTAGGTATTAACGATGTTAACTACAAGCCTGACAGAAATGTAGTATCAGAAGGTAACACTTGGTTGGCTGTAAGAGCAGACATATCGCAAGCGTTCGAAGCAATACCTGAACGTCATCAGAATGTTTTAAGACTTAGGTTCGGTTCCTTATCCACATCTCTAGAAGATGTTGGTAATGAGTTGAAAATAAGTGCTGATGCTGCACGTAAACGAATCGACAGGGCTATGAAAGCACTAATAGATGAACTAGGTGGACCTAGACCCTTCGTTGACAACGACTACAGAAAGCCCACTAGTGGCGAAAAAACAGCATAAGAAACAACAATATGATTACCGTGGTATACCGACACCAACCTGCCCTAATTGTGGTAGCAACTGGTTTCGTATGTCAGTTTTCTTTGACGAAATTGGATACATGCCTTCGGCATACGCATTAGAAGACGCCGAGTGTAGACAATGCGGTTCGTTAATAACCCCAGCAACACCATTAGATAGAGAACCATTCCCACCTTGCACCCTTTGTCAAGAAGAAGAAGGAATGTACGACGGCTTTTGTTGGAATTGTTTACCAGAAGAAGACGACTACTTGGAGAATAATGATAATTAAATTAGAATCATGGGAATACGAATACGCTAGTACAATTGGTATCAGAAGATACACAAACAACTGGGGTAAACCAGATGCACCA